TGGACCAGCATTACAAATTGATTATCCTCTTATCATGAGCTTCGGTCAATTAGGAGCGTGGCAAAATGAAACGATACAAGTAGGCTTGACCGATAGAGGCAATCGGTGGGTAGGTATGGTGGATGATGCTACTACAAGAAGCATCTATTCGTGGGACATGCAGGACGTCATTAAGTTTAATGACCTCACTCCATTTGTAAACGCTGGATACATATTCAGAAAGATAATGGAATTAGCAGGCTGTAAAATAAACGTACCGGCTTCCACAACATTATTGGAGGAGCTTGATAGAATATTCATTCCATGGACAAGTAAAGCAAATACGATACAGTCATTAGGTAATCCAGAGACAGCAAAGTTTCTTCTTCAAAGTTTTCCAAGTGGTAACACATTAACAAGTGCGGACTTTTCTCTTTACACTGACCCTTCTGGAGCTTACGTGTACACCGCTTCTCTACCTTTAATGACTCCAGCGTATGACCCCGGAAGTAATACTACCGGAAATGTATACACGGTTCCTTTCAATGGAGTGTATAAGATACAAGCAAAGATTCGCTCGAAAGTGGATATGGTAGGAGCTGAGGTAGTAGGCTTCTATATTGGTTTCAAAATATATCATGCTCTTACTGGGGTGACAGAAATTATTGCCAATCCTTATGTATCACAGCAAGTGCTTTTTGATAATGCTTCCGGAACTTATATCTTGAATAATTATCTGGATGCTTTTTCTTCTTTACCCAATCCGAACAACTGGGAAGGAACTATGTCATTGAATGGAGGTGACACCATTGAAGTGATTACAATTTACGATTACGTTTACTATTCTGTTCCTCCGCTGTTACCGTGGGGAGGAACACTTACTTTTGATAACAGTTCTTTCTTCCGTTGTGAGTATGTTGAGAAACCGGCTTACGGACCCGATGTTGAAATTGATTGGGTAGCAAATGCTCCAGAAAAATTCAAGCTGACGGACTTCATGAAAAGTTTTATTGCTGGCTACAACTTGCTTGTCATCCCGGATAAGTATGACCCAGCTTTAGTATCATTCGTTCCAATCATGGAGTATCTCAATTTAGGAGAGTATAAAGATTGGACCGGAAAGATAAACTTATTGAAGGATGTAGTAATAAAAACAATCGCAGACTATCAAAAGCTCACTAATACATGGACGTACAAAGAGAGCAATGACTACTTGAATAATTTATACAAGGTGCAAGGGAATAGAGTATACGGAAGATTGGAGCTCATTGACCCGGAGAATGATTTTGCAACAGATGATGCGAAAACAGAATTACACTTTGCTCCTACTCCACTTGCTTTAATTGATGGAACAGATTTTCCAATCCCTAAATTCTGGAATGAGAAAAGTGAATACGTAGTTCCTATTCCTCGTATCCTTTACCAGATGGATGGACAGATAAGCATCCACATGCTGGATGATACTACTAATACAGTTTTCAATGGAGTCATTTTGTACCTCTTTGGACATTACACGGAACCGGTACCAACATTGGACTCCAGAGACCTAAACTTTGGACAAGAAGTTCCGTTACATGCTATCACAAGCACACCATACAAAACGCTTTACAGTAGGTATTGGAACGATTATATCTTCCAGCTTTACTCTCCAGAGTCAAGAATACTTGAAGCGTATTTTGACTTAGACCTTTCTGATGTTTTTGCTTTTAAGTATAACGACATTATCTTCATTCAAGATGCGTACTGGAGAATACTTGATATAAGCGACTACCAGATAGGTACAACAGAAAGCACGAAGGTGACGTTGATGAAAATAATAAATGTCAAACCGTTATGCCTTAACAGACCCGGACTGTATATCAATGTTGATGGTAGTGTTCCTTTCGTTGACCCAGATGGTAATCCAACAGCACCAACAGAGGAGTGCTGTACACAATATGGATACACATGGCTCAATTCTAAATGCTATGCTGTGATACGTGATGGAGGAAATGGAAAACCAGATACAAGCGGAAAGCAGATTAAGATGGTGCAAGTATTAAGCGGTCCAGATGCTAAAGAACAAGTGGGAGTAATAACTCCGAACAATGACATAAAGAGCAATAATAATAATCTTTTAGTAAACGCAAGCAACAGCGTAATAGAGCCAAGTAATAGCGGTTCCATAGTAACCGGAAGCAATCATATTATTGAAGCGAATAATGGGGCTGTAATAGTTGCAGGAGATAGTGCTGAGGTAAAGAATCCCGGAACTACAACTGGAGTATCCGGCGACTACCGTGGAGAATTCCAGTATGGAAAAATGGGACTAACTGCAAAAGGAAATCTTCCTTCAAGCGGTGCTACAATAGCAATGTATCTTGATGGGATAGAAGGCTGTAAGATGCCGGATGATTGCGTATGGAGTGTTCGTGTACAGCTTACTGTTGCCATTGTAAGCGGAGGTATTACAGATACATTATCTGGAGAGTATGCTTTCAGTTGGCAAAGCGTAGGAGGAACATGTAGCGAAGTTGGAAATAATACTTTAAGCGAGATTACTACCTCTGCAGGAATGACAATTAACTTTTCAAACTCCAGTCCCAGTCCGGGAACAATGACAATGAGGTTTGCTGTTGCTGGTGCTCCTGCTTACCCTATTGACGTTGCTATCGTTGGTGCTCTAAATTACACCCAGTACTCTTATGTATAACGCAAAAGAAGATATGAAGCAGATAGAACAACTGCTTAAAGCAGGAGTAAAAAAAGGGCTCCCAGACTATCGTATAAAAATAAATTTAGCAGTGGTAAGAATTATCAATGTATTGGTTCTTTCTACATTACTATTGTTATTGATTTACTTATTGAATTGAAATGGGAATACAAGCAAATATAACTATCAAAGCAGACACAAGCGATGCGGAAGTAGCGATTGAAAAAGTTGGTGATGCTTCTGAGGAAACAGCAACAAAAGTCGTTTCCTTAAAAACGGAGATGCGAAAGCTGAAAGAAGAATTGCAAAAAGTTCCAGAGGGAACAAAGGAGTACGAAATGCTCTCCCAGAAAATAGCAACAATAAAAGATAAGATTGATGATGCAAATGAAAGCGTAAAGCAATTCTCTGGAGAGCCACTTGAAAGATTGAATTCAAGTTTGAGTTTTACTGCTGGTAAGTTGATGGACCTTGACTTTGGAGGAGCTGTAACCGGTATCAAAGGTATGGCAGGAGCAGTGAAGGATGTCAAGTTGAAAGACATGGCTGAGGGTGTGAAGAATGTTGGTGGTGCTTTCCTGCAACTTGGAAAAGCATTGCTTACTAATCCTCTTTTCTTAATTGCTGGTACGTTGGCTTTAATAGCAATGAACTTTGAAAAGATAATAAAGTTCTTTCCTTCTCTTGATAAGGGACTAACCGGCTTGACAGAAGCGGAGAGAGAGATGGCAAAGGCTTCAAAGGATAGAGCAGATGCAAGTCAGAAGGCTTATCAGAACATTGACAAGCAGAGCAATATCTTAAAGATGCAGGGTAAGAGTGAGCGTGATATTCTTGAAATGAAAATCAAAGCACTTGGAGTAGCAATACAAGATAGAAAAGCACAGCTTACAATCCAGCAGGAGCAAGCGAAAATACAAGTTGATACCGCTAAGAGAAACCGGGAAATTCTGGACGGTATTATTCAATTCATTACTCTCCCATTACAAGTACTGGTAGGAACTGTTGACCAGATTGGAAAAGCATTCGGTCAAGATTGGAACTTGCGTGAGAAGATGAATGATGTAGTGGGTGACTTAATTATTGACCCAGAGGAGCAGGAGAAGAAACTTAATGATGAAATTCAAAAGAGTCAAGAAGCACTGCAGACAATGGAAAACGATTACGCTGGCTTACAACTTTCATTACAAGCAATGGATAAAAAGACAGCGGATGATAAGCAAAAGACAGCAGAGGAGAATGCTAAGAAGCAGAAGGAATTGGATGATAAAGCGTTGAAGGAAAAAGAGGAGCAGGCTAAGAAAGAATACGATTTGTGGAAAGCAGTAAATGATGCTAAAAAGCAAAATCAAAATGAGTTCCTTGATGCTCTGGAGAAGGAGAATGAGGACTATTACCGGAGCACATTATCTAAGAAAGAGCAAGAAATACTTGACGTGCAGGATAAGTACTTCCAGCTTATAGAACAAGCAAAGCAATACAATTACGACACAGAGGAATTGGAAAGGCATAAAGCGGAAGCCATTGCTAAGATTGAAGAAAACGCTCGTAAGGAAAAAGAAGCAAAGGATAAAGAGCAAGATGAAAAAAGACTTGCAGATGAACAAGCATTACAAGATGCAAAATTCCAAATTGCTCAAACTGCCACACAAGGATTGATGGACTTAGGAGAGCTATTGGTACAGACTGGTATCATGAGTGCGGAGAAAGGATTCAAAGTACAGAAAGGACTTGCAATAGCAGAAGCAACCATAAGCACGATACAAGGAGTTGTGAATGCTTTAACAGCAAAGAGCACCATACCAGAACCATTCGGCTCAATATTAAAAGGAGTGAATGCTGGTGCTATTGCCATTGCCGGTGCTACAAACATTGCAAAGATTAAAGCAACAAAGTTCCAGAAAGAAGGAGGTGGTGGAGGTGGCGGAACCGGTGGAGGTGGTGGCTTATCATCAGCAGGAGGAGGAAGCATGAGTGCTTCTGGAAGTACTGGTGCTCCAATGCTTGACCTCAGTTTCTTAAACAATAGCAAGACCAAACCACAACCACTACAAGCATACGTTGTAAGCTCCCATGTGGAAAGTTCTTTGGAAGCACAAAACAAAATCAACGAACAAATTAGAATAAAGTAATATGAGCAAAGTAAAAGTAATTGACTACACCATTGATGAAACCGGCTTGTACGGAGTTAGCGCAGTATCCGTAGTGGATAAGCCTGCAATCGAAATGGATTTCGTAGCACTATCAAAGCAAGACAAAAAAGTTTTCCAGTCTGTACAAGATGGGGAGAAGCGCATGCTGTACGGTCCTGCTTTAATTCCTGACCAGTTAATATACCGGGAGGAAGAAGATGGTACTCCATTCTATATCCGCTACGGTAAGGATGTCATTGAAAAAATATCACAAGAGTTCCTTCGCCTTAACAGACAGAACAATGCTACCTTCATGCACGAGATATCTGTTGCAGGAGTTACGATTGTTGAGAGCTGGCTTGTAGGACAAGTTGATAAAAGTCAGCAGTTCGGTTTCAATCTTCCGGAGGGAAGTTGGTTCATTGGAATGAAAGTTTACAATGATGCAATCTGGGAGAAAGCAAAAGCAGGAGATATCAAAGGCTTCTCCATTGAAGGATACTTCATGAACCTTTCTGAAAGTTTAATTGAGTCAAACAAAGCGGAGCAAGTAATAGAGGACTTCTTAAACGAATTGAATAACGGATAAAAAAAAACCTCCAGACACACACAGCTGGAGGCTACGTTCCATGCGCCTAATATAGTACGCTTGAAACATGTCCCAAAGATAAACATGATTCTACAATACACAAGAAAATTATTTGAGCAAATGAAAACAAATTTGAAAACGTTACTTTCAAAATACGCTCCACAGTTTGAGAAAGCTGGCTTGGTAGTTATGGCGAAAGAAGATGGGACAACTAAAATTGAAATGATGTCCGAAGCATCTTTACAAGATGGAACAAAAATCTACACCAATGACTCTGAGTGGAAAGTTGGCTCTGAAGTTTTTGTAATGGATGAAAACAATAATCCAGTACCCATTGATAAGGATGGTGAAATGTTATTGGAAGATGGCACTACAATCATCATTGCAGGAGGTAAGGTTACTGAAATGAAAAAGAAAGAGGAAGATGAAATGAGTGCGGTAACAAAGGAAGAATTTGAAGCTGTTATCGGCTCTTTGATTGAAGCATTTGAAAAGAAGTTTGATGCTCTTTCCAAAGAGAAGCAGGAGCTGTCTGCTAAGGTAACAGAGCTTTCCAAGAAGCCTGCTACTCAATCAGCAAGAGCGCAAACTGCTCAAAGCACACAAGCAAAAGAAACAAGCGAGCCAGCAAAAGATTGGTCACGCATGACATTGCTTGAAAGAATTCAAAATGGATTAACAGAAAAGTAAAAAAGAAAAAGAAAAAAAATGGCTACTACATTTACACAAGCTACCACTTACACCGGAAAGGTTGCAGGTGGTTATATTCGTCAAGCGTTCTTAGCGAACGATTCATTACAGCATGTCACAGTGCGTGAGAACGTGGAGTACAAAGAGGTTGTCCGCAAGTTAGTGGATGACGTTACCTTCGAAGCTCCTACATGTAACTTTACCGACAGCGGTACTGTTGCTACAAGCGAAAGAATTTTGACATTGCAAGAGTTCCAAGTTAATCGCTCTGTATGTAAGAGAGAGTTCTTGGATGACTGGAGTCCTAAGCCAGTTCAAGACGGAGACATGAACATTGATTTCAACGAAGCGTTGATTCAAAATATGTTGGCTGGAATCGCTGGTCGTAATGAAGTTGTTTTGTGGCAAGGTGTTTCAAGCACTACAGAATACAATGGTTACGCTACATTGTTTGAGACAGTTGGTTCTGGAGTAAACATGGTTTCAACTCCAGTTGCAATCACCAAAACAAACGTATTGTCAAAGATTGAATTGTTGATTGATTCATGTCCTTTGAAAGTGCGTAGAGCAACAGAACGTCCAAAGATTTACGTTGCTTCAAACGTAGCGGAAATGTACCGTAGAGCACAAGCAGATGCTGGAAACGGTTACTTCTTCCAAAGCGGTCAAGCTATCAACATGACTTGGATTGGTACCTACGAAATCGTAGAGTGTCCCGGTATGCCAGACAGCATGATGACAATGGCTCAGAAGTCAAACTTGTGGTTCGGAACTAACACTTTGAGCCAATGGAACGAAGTGTTTACTTTGGACATGAAGAAGTTGGATGGAAGTAATAATGTGCGCTACGGAGCGAACTTCTTCGCTGGTGCTCAGTTCGGTTTCGGAAACGAAATCTCTGCTTACATCGTTTAATTCACTGGTAAGAGCATGGTGTTTTTTATAGCACCATGCTTTTCCATTATTCCAAAAAAATAAAAAAATGGCATCAGTATATTGTGGTTTCGAATTGGGATTTGCCTTGCAGTGCAAGGATGGAATCGGTGGTATCCGTAGGCTTTTTCTTGGCTTATGGAGTGACTTTGGTCCTTCTGTAGTTATTGACCCCGGTAATGATGGAGTATGTACAAGTATTGGTACAAGACCAATTTACGAATTTGTATTACCTAAGCACACCGGGAGCTTTGAAGAAGTAGGTACCTATGACATCAACAATGGTACCGGCTACTACGTGCAAACTATCAATGCTACTTTCCATAAACTTTCACAAGAGAGAGCTTTCTTGTTACAAGAGATGGCAAAGTCAAGATTGTTAGCAGTTGTTGAAGATAACAATGGAAATTTCTTTGTGTGTGGAATCATTGATGCTGTGGAAGTAACAGCATTGACTTCTGCTACTGGTACTGCTAAGGGTGACTTGAATGGCTTTACTCTTACTCTTACTGGAGAAGAAAAAGCGAAAGCACCTTTGTTTCCAACCTTCTTGACTGAGGTTGATATCGTAGGCGGTACAATTTAATATCTTTGTAGGGCATGATTTACCTACAAGCAAATACACCAGTACAGAGCCTCTTTCTTACATTAAAGGAAGGGGCTCTTATCTTTGGTGAATGCTCAAACTACTTAATCAAGATTGCTAATCAGAGCACCTTGAAAGAATTGTTTGTGATTCCTTTAATAGTAGAAGAGACAGATAGAATTTCTCATTTGCTAATTGGAACAAATTTCGATGACCCACTCAATGCTTCTTTGGAAGTGCTTACTACTGGAAGATGGCACTATACCGTATACGGACAAAACAGTGCAACAAACTTAGACCCAGAAGATGCAAGCGTTCTTGGAGTTTATGAAATTGGTTATCTTTACATCGTGAAGCAGGAGTCGTTCTATACCGACCCAGCTTTACCAATTCCAACAGATATTGAATACAATGGATAATCAAAATACAAAATTGGTCTCCACAGCAAAACAGTCCAATGCTGTTCAAGTAAAACTTTCCGAATTCGTGAAAGTATTACCTATTGAAAAAGAGGACCGCAAAGGCTGGGTGAATTACGGTGAGAACAATGCTTACCCAAATTACATCATAGAGCTGTACCGGGAAAGTCCGGTGCATGGAGCTCTTGTAAATTCCATTGCTTTCATGATTGCTGGTAATGGTTTGGAAACTTCCATTCAAGCAGTAGGAGAAGCCATTGAAAGATTGAAGCTGGAAAAGATATTGTTCCCAATAGCAATCGACTTGAAGATGCAAGGAGGATGCTATCTGGAAGTGATATACTCTTTTGACAGAACTACAATTAGTGAGGTAAATTATTTACCTTATGAGAATTGCAGGCTTTCAAAAACAGCAGATGAAGAAGTGAATGGAGTTTGGTACTCCAATGACTGGAAGGATATTCGCAAGAAGCGTAATGCTCCAGAGTACATTCCTTTCTTTGACATTAACAAAGCACAAGAAGAACCTAAGCAGATACTTTTCTTCCACATTGAAAATTGTGGTGCCGGCTACTATCCAAAGCCAGACTACATACAGTGTTTGAATTGGGTAGAGCTTACAAGACATATCAGCGAGTACCATGTGAATAATATCTTGAACGGACTTTTCCCTTCGTTCATGATACACTTTATGAATGGTGACCAATCCTCAGAAGCGAAAGCAAAAATAAAAGAGGACTGGGAGGAGATGATAAGTGGAGTTCAGAACGCTGGAAAGTTTATCATGACTTTCAACGAAGATGAATCACGTGCTCCAAGAGTTGATACATTTCCAATTTCAGATGCGGATAAGCAGTACCAATACCTCAGTGATGAAGCAACAAAGCAAATCATGATTGGACACCGGGTAACTTCTCCGCTTCTTTTTGGAATTAGAGAAGCTGGTGGTCTCGGGAGCAACAAAGATGAAATGAAAAGTGCTCTTGCAATTTTCAATACCTATGTCATCAAGCCTTATCAAGACATGATTGTTGAAGCAATGGGAGTTATCATGGAAGCTCTTGGACTTCCAAGTGATATCACTATAAAGAAGAAAACATTGTGGGAAGAAGAAGTTGCTATTGACAGCAAAGCAGGAGATACAAGCACAAGCACTCCGCAAGCAGTAGCGACACAAGCTCTCAACGGTGCTCAAATTGGTTCTTTGTTGGAGATTATTACTCAGACCACTGCTAATGTATTGACAATACCAAGTGCAAAAGCTATCACCAGAGCATCATTCCCATTCTTAACAGAGGAGCAGATAGGAGATATCTTTGATAATCTCTCCAGCGTAGAGATAGCTCCAGAACAAGTTCTTCAAGGGGCTGAAAAAAAAAAAACTAACTTAGAAGATGGGTATGAGCCCACAGATGAAATGTCCAAAGAAGCAGAGCTCGGTCTTGAATGGCGCAGAGAATACGGTAGAGGTGGAACCGCTGTGGGAGTAGCAAGAGCAAGGGACATAAGCAACAAAAAAAATCTTTCTTTTGATACCGTAAAGCGCATGTATTCCTACTTCTCCAGACATGAAGTTGATAAACAAGCAACCGGCTGGAACAATGGGGAGGAAGGCTTCCCAACTGCAGGAAGAATTGCATGGCAACTCTGGGGAGGTGATGCCGGTTTCGGATGGGCAGAGCGAATTGTAAACAGAGAAAAAGAAAATCAATCTGCTATTCCAGAGATGACGGAGCAGGATGAAGAAAATTGGCTCAACCACTTGGCTTCTTGTGGGGAATTGATAGATGAAAGTGAATGGGAATTAGTAAACGAGGAGGATATCAATCCAATTAAGGAAGAACGCTTGTGCGCTTTAAGAAAGAAAGAGTCCATGTTTACAAAGTCCTTCTCCAATCCAGAAGATAAGTCTGTAATGGACTCCGGTATTTTCAAAGTTCGTTACGCTTACTCAAAAAACATAAGCGACAACAGTAGAAAATTCTGTCAGAAGATGGTAAGTGCTTCAAAGCAGGGGCTCCGCTACCGGTATGAGGACATTAACAACATGTCGGAGTGGGGAGTGAATAATCAATTCGCAAAATCTGGAGAGGACACTTACTCCATCTGGCTGTGGAAAGGCGGAAAGAACTGTCATCATCGCTGGGTCCGGGAGATATACAAGCGCAAAAGAGTCAAAGGAAGATTCCTTCCAAATGACGGACTTGATAATGATGAAATAATTTCAGCAGTAAGAGCTCTTGAAGATGGAGTTTCTTTCAAAGATTTGAAAATGGGATGGTCAAAAGCATCCACACCGACAATAGATTTACAATAAAAAGAAAATAGCATGGCACTACCACAAGAAGTTCTGTTTATTACAGACGAATACATTAAGAAGTATACAAATGTCAATGATGCTGTGGAGGCTTCTGTTATCAAGCCATCCATCTACCTTGCACAAGACAAAGAGATAACGAACTGGCTTGGTACAAAGTTGATGAATAAACTGAAGGATGACATTATCAATAATACTCTTGCAGGGGATTACGAGTATCTTATGGATACCTATGTAAGAAAAGCAACACTCTGGTGGGTGATGGTTGAGTTATATCCTTCGTTGCTCTATAAGCTCAACAATGGAAGCGTAGTAACAAGGGAAAGTGATAGTGCAAGAGCAATTACCAAACTGGAATTAGAAGCACTTCGGGATAACGCAAGAGCAAATGCTATCTTCTATACCTCTCGTATGGTTGATTACCTTTGCATGAACAGTGCTTTATTCCCAGAATACACAACTAATTCTTTTCCAGACATTGCTCCAGCAATGAACGTACACGGTGATACAACCGTTGTATTCAGTAGCGGATATCGTAATACAAGAACACCATGGGCAATAAGAAAGATGCTGGACAATCCAAACGCATCTATGTAAAGCAGGATGTGTACGAGAAGAAGTTGAAGGACTATCTCGAAAAGAAAAAACTTAACGAACCAAAAAAATGAGACACGAGTCAAACATGATAGTAGAGGGAGTTGTAGGAACAGTTGCTTCTGTAACGCTTGCAATCCCAATGTACCATGAGGAAATAGAATTTGCAATTCGCCTTCTTAGTGGTCTGTGCTCCATAACAGCAGGAGCTTTCACAATCGTTGCTATGTATAGCAAAATAAAAAAATACAAGAAAGATGGAAACAACAGTATTTGAAACTATTGCCGACTACGGTGTGCTTGGTATTGTATGTCTTGCAATGGGCTGGATGCTTTACAATTACTGGAAGAAAGACCAGAAAGAAAAGCAAAGATTGATTGAAAGATTAGAGGACTGTAATGATAAGATTAAAGAGTATGCAGATAACGAGAAAGGGGATTGAAGTAATAAAAAAGTATGAAGGCTTTTCTAAAGTACCTTACCTATGCCCTGCTGGTGTTGCTACCATTGGTTACGGTAGTACTTTTTACCCAGATGGGAAGAAAGTTTCTATACTTGATAAACCAATATCTGAAGAACAAGCGACACAAATGTTGATTCTTGTAGTAGATGACTTTGCTCTAAAGGTCACCAAACTATTAAAGCAGAAACTTTCAGAGAACCAATTTAACGCTGTCGTGTCTTTCGCTTACAATCTTGGTATTGGAGCATTATCAAAATCAACATTGCTTAAAAAAGTCAATGCTAATCCCGGCGACAAAACTATACGAGATGAATTCTTGAAATGGAATAAAGCAGGAGGAAAAGTATTGAATGGATTGGTAAAGCGCAGGCTTGAAGAAAGTGATTTATATTTTACAGCATGACACAAGCAGAACTGGATAGGAGAATCATTGTGTTTATCATTGGAGCATTTGTTCTCATGTTCTTGGTAATTGGTTTCAGAAATGAGAAATGTGCATGCGAAAATGAAACCGTATTCCAAACGGATACCATCTATCGAACACAACTAAGAATTGATACTCTTATTCGTACCCAGCTAAAAGAAAAAAGAATCTATGAAAAAGATATTGATACAATTTATCTTCTTACTCCTGCTGACCTTTCAAGGGAGTACACAAAGTCCATCGGATACCTTGACAGCCTTAACAAAGCAGGCTTCTTTTTCGAACATTGAGCAACAGCGACTTGTGGTACTGGCTACAACTTCATTAAGCTATTGGCACTCTATAGCAATTTCCAATAGAAAGGTAATTGAAGGAAAGGACATTATCATCTATGAGATGGAGAAGGAAGTAGCATCATGCAAACGTGCTTACATAGAAAAGCAGGAGGAGTGTGATAAGCTGGAAAGAAAAGTACATAGGAGAACAAAGCTGGCTCTTGCTTCTACTTCAATCACCATCGGTGTGACGGCTTTTTCTTACTTCGTGTTGAAATAGAATGAGCTCCAGAAACTTTCTTCCAGAGTTTTCTGTATTGTGCTTTTCAAGCATGGTGCTATGAATAGCAATGTCGTAACTGCTTCCAAAATTTATTACATCCCGGAGTTCGTACTCACACATGGCTGTCAAGCAGTTTACTCCCGGCACTAAGTCATCATCTTGCTTTATCCACTTATCAAGAACGATAAGCATACAGCCAGCATCCCACGCTTCCAGAAAACTGTATTGCGTTCCTCCTCCATCAAGAGCAATAAAGCTCATATCAACAGCGTACTTGTATTTTGAAAGCACCTTTGGAACAGCATGTATCTTATTTTCAATTTTCCCCTTGTAGTATTTTTTCCAATCACTATTATCACGAAGATTGTAGTAGTAGAAAGCGTTGTTCAATTCCCCATACATGTCAATCTTAGTCCCGAGTTTGTTTGCTTTCAATAGCAATTCCGGACACTTATTGTAAGTTATTCTTGTGCAAGATACAGCTCCTGCTTTTTCCTTTGTTTGAATTCCTGCTCTAACGTATGGATGTCGAATGAAGGTAGGAACAATATTACGCTCCAAGAGATTCAAATAGTTCTGTCTCCGGATAACAATGATTTCACTATACTTGAAAGCCAGCTCCAGCATTTCATCGTAGTACTCTACCGGGTCATGAATGACAATGGGAGTACCACCACGAATGAGTAGCTTACACAAATCATGGTTTTCAGCCCATGAGCAGAACGTAATTAAACAAGGAGAGGTCCTGCAAATTTCAACTATCTCCCCATCGCTGAGGTATTGTGTTGGTAACGCTTCTTTGCTTTGAAATTGCTCAACTGTTTTCCGCTTTACAATAACTGGAGAGTAGCCCAATTCTAAAAGTTGGAGGTACAGATGATTGGTAAAGGAAGCAATACCACCAACACTAAAGCGGTCAAATAAATGAACGAGATAAATTGTCATTACATGCTTTTGATTTCCTGCTCTACGGACTCTAAGAAAGCGAGTACATCAGCATCCAGCCAGCCTTTCAAATTGCTGTCAGCATGCTCCTTTGCTACTTTGATTGAATGTAGAGCTATCTCCTTTGCAAGTCCATGCTCTGCATGAGGAAATGTGTAATGTTTAGCAATGATAAGTCCTTCATTGTAAAGTTGTGTTGCTTTATTTTTTACTGACATATTTTTTCTTTTTTGTTTTTCTTCTATGTACCAAAGTAGTGGTCCTGCAAAGTTAGTCATTACTGAAATGTTTCGTTGTAGTATTCTTCTGCTTCTGGTTTGTAAACTTCAAAGTCAAGTGGAGCAATCATATTATCTTTCATAGATTGTATGTAAGCATCTTCAATTTCCTTTTGATGCATTGCTTTGGCTTGTTCAAATACTTCTTTTGCTTTGTCAGTCCATAATATGTTTAATTCCATATTCTCAACCAACCAATCAATACTACTTTGTTTTTTGTTACTCATATTTTCTGTTTTTTGATTATCAATTTAGTTTGTTACGCATAGCTGTAGACTCCGTAATTCTTTTTCAATTCATAGAACGCTCTCATCATGATAGCATCCGCAATGTCTGGGGAGAAGGAAAGATTCTTCTTTGAAGTCACAGAAAGTTTTTTCTCTGTTCCTATATTGGTTCTCCTTATCATTTCCAGCTCTTTGACAATATCGTTTTTGAGCGAAGCATCTTTGCTCATTAGTATCAATTTATTTTCTGTTATCAACTCAGCCAGCTTGAAATAGCAATCCGCTTTTAGATTAAGATAGTTATCCCGGACGGCTTTGCTTCCGTTTACAAATCCTTTGCAAGATAAATAATCTTTGCATCCTCCTCCGACCCCATCTTCATCCACAAGAACATTGTGCAAGCGGACATTGTGCTTTGATATCCACTCTCGTATTTCGTTTACTACTTGATTGATTGTATTCACGTGGAGTATTTTTATATCCTGCATCATAAGCCCTTTCCAGAGCACAATCACTGTACGGTCCCTTCCTGCTCTGGCGACATCACAAGTAATAAAAAACTCTCCTCCTGCTTTTTCCTCCTGCTCGGATACATCCCGGAAGCACCTAAGCAAGTCATCGTATTCATACAAGCGGTCTTTTGATTCATCGTAATCCCAATCACCATACAGCAAACGTCTTTTGTCTATGTCTGGAAGTTTCCCCAGCTTCTCCAAGTATGCTTGTGGTAAGTGTGGATTGTCGGACGGAAGTGCTTGCAGGAAGTATCTGTCATTTCGTATTGTTCCTTTACGCTGGGAGTCATAGAACTCATGAAAGAGCCAGCCTTTGTTTGGATTGCATGTAAGCAGTCCTTTCGGAATTAGTCCCGAGTTGCAATCACCACAGTGCTTACATTTCCATTCTTGTGCGTTATTATTTTCATCCCTCTTGGTAACTGCTCCAGTATTAAGTCCTGCTCCCGAACATGCTTTACAAAAGTCTGTTAGCATGAAGCGTGTACGTGAATCAAGAATATCCAAGCACCTCATACTTATCTCCCCAGCTTCGTCAACAAAGTAGTCAGTAATTTCAATCGACCCTAAATTCTGGAACTCTGGGTCTGACGGAGAATCCGCTAAGTCCATGAGCATGATTTCGCTCCCATTGGAAAAAGTAATTACTTGGTCACCTCCATGGTACTTGTAATGAACTTCCGGCTGGAGTCCGTACTCAGCCATAAGTTTCCAGAACGTCTTCATCGTTGATAAGCGGAGCTTCTTTAATACTGCACGACCAATCAATCCTCTTGTACCCGGATACTTCAAACGTCTTTTGATTTGCCAATCACAGCCGAGCAATGTCTTTCCAGAACCGGCACTACCTCCATAAAGCAGTTGCTCTATATCACACCGAGGTGATAAGTAGTCAAGTGCTTCCTCCTGCTTATCTGTGTAAGTCATATCTGTGGTGTGTATTCGTATGGTGTTAAGTCAATCAATGTAACAAACTTCTGGAGTTCAAAGTTACCGCTGTTTTTGAAATGCTTGAAATCACCTTTATCCAATATGAATTGAACTGGTATCATCCATTCATCCTTATCATCTTTGAGGTGTACGGTATCGAATAACTTTGCGTTCTTTAGTATGTAGTAATTGAAACCGTATGACATATTTTTTTGGAAGAGGTGCCGGGAGCGAATACGCTTGATGTTTAGAATCCTCTTTGCTTTATCAATAGTTCCAATCAACTTCTCTTTGCTCTCTCCAGCAATACAGAAACGAATCTCCACTACATCATCCCAGTGGTAAGTAATTATTTTTGATTGGTCCTTCTCGTCATGAATAATGAAACGAGCATTCGGAACTTTCCTTATGACCATTTTTTTCAGTTGTTTCTTAGTGATTGGTTTCTTGCTCATTGGTCTTTTGTTTTAAGCGTTGTATGACGGTGTTAAAAAGCATTTCATCTTTAAGTAGGTACTCATACAAGCAAGCCATGAATTCCGCTTTTATACTTACCTTAATAAAGTTTCTTTGCTTGACTTTTATATTCTTCAAAGTCTGGACTTCAAACTTCTTCCATTCATTATCTGGGATATCATCATCCGAAAGCACTTGCAAATTGTACAGCTTAGTAATCACAATACGAGCCAGTCCAACTGCGAAGCCCTTGTTCGTGCTTGCCTTATCCCTTTCAAGCCATGCTATCCAATCCACTGCTTTTGTATCTTCATCTGAGGTAGCTGGAACCGGTTTGGGAAGCTCCTTCTTTTTCAAATCATTATTCATCTTTCGTGCCCACTCAATGTACTTGTTCATGCAATCGCAAATGAATGGAATTGAAATTAAATTAAAGCATTGAACTCTCTCCCAGTGCTTCCCGGTTGCATTCAAGAACAAAGCGTAATTCACTTCTTCAATGGTGTTGTGTGGATAAGATGAATGAATAGCATGGTATAAAAGTTTTTCTTCCTCTGGAGAAGGCATCTGTGTGACTCCATAAGTAACGGAAGCAAAGACAATCATCTTCTTAAATTCCTGCAGAGGACAATCCTTCACTTTGTTGCCGGAGTTAATTACAGAAAGAAACTTCTTCTCACCCTCTGTTAAAGAAGTTGTGTATTTCGCTAACTGCGATTCGTCCCATTTTTTCAATTCCATGTTCAGTCGTTTTTTTGTTTACATACTTTTTTGTATCCCATGCGCTCACCACAGCACGCTTCCAATCTTTCATCTTCCGCTTACCATAGCTCCAGTCCGTCTGCTCGTAGTGTGCTATAAACTTTTCAGCAAAGTTCAAAGCATCGTCCGTGCTGGCTAACTGTTCTCTCTGTAGAAAATAATCTGCTACTTCTTCCAGAGTAGGAGGAAGGAACTTCTTCCCGGTGCTTTTCTTTTCTTCAAGCAGGCTGACTCTCTGCTTCAAGTTGTTCATCTCCTCCAAGAGCAAGTCCATCTGCTCCAAGAGGTATTGTATTTTCATTTCCATCTTCGTGTGTGTTATATTGTGCAAAGTTCAAACGTGCTGTTATTATCTCATACATGTACCGGTAGTTCTTATCCACTTCCATGAAGTTAGCATGTCCCTTCAAATTGTGGAGCACTGTTGCATGGTCCTTATTGAAGAAACGAGCCACAGCACTTTTATTCAAGTGTGTGCCGGAATAGATTAACTGTATCGCCATTCGTCTGGAGTCCGTGATGTATCGCTTCCTTGACTCGCTCATTATTTCATCATGAGTTATTCCAGCATGCTCACAGATGAAGTCCAGAACTAATCTTATGTACTTTCCTTCCTTCCCTTTATCTCCAAGAGTTTGATGCTCCTCTATTGTATCAATAATGAATTGCGGTTCAATGATAGAAAGCAGGACCAGTTCTTTGAGTAGTTCTTGTGACTCCCTTGTACTGCAGTATGCAAGAAGTTTATTCACCACTGATTTTGTTACCATAGCGTGTGTGTATGTTTTTTAAGATTAGTTCATTGTCGTAAGTAATATACTCCACTACATCCTTCAATGTATCTCCAGTAAGTTCAGCAAGCTGGATTGCATGGGAGATAGAAAGTTCTTTTGGATTACGCAAGTAGCGGAGAGCAGTGGGGAATGACATATTCATCCCCCTTGCAAACTCTCTCGTGCTACTAAACTTGTTCTTGATATAAATTTGAAATAAGTTCATAGCACTTCAATTTAGAATGGTAGGTCATCTTGCTCATTGGTAATCTGTGTAATCATGTCCTCTTGAAAGTTCTTCACGATTCCAGATTCTCTCACCCCAGCATTGGTCTTGTTTACTTCTATTGCTGTTGCTGTTGCGTTCACCCCAGAGCAAATGAATGTTTCGAATTCTTGTGCTACTGAAAATACATTTACCATTGTAAGGAAGTTCTGTGTCTTATCCACTCCCTGCTGTGCTATACATAGGTTGATAGCATTGGTAAGAGCGTTCATTCGTGCTATGCGATTGCTTTCCTCTGGGGACTTGCCGAAAGACTTTGGAGCAGGAGCAGAAGATGAAGAAGAAGCTGGAGCTGGAGCACTTACCTCTGTTGGTTCTCCAATGAATTTAATAGATGGATTCTTTCCAGTTCCTCCAATCTCGTAAATGTATTCTTTACCTACTTGGAATTTGGTATTCTCGGACTTGTGGTAATTGTTACCGCAATCTCCATTCTCAAATTCTACTTCTGTGATTTTCATGTCCTTGAATGTTCCATTCGCTTGCGTGAACTTTACTTTTGATACTTTGCTCATTGTTTTTATTTTTTAAGTGTTACTTCTACTGTTGTGGTGCTGGACTTTCTTGCCGGAGCCAGCTCATGTATCTCTCCGGTTTCTTGATTGATGAATGAGGTCTGCTTTGAAATTGTTTTCAGTATTGCTTCAAGGTCCTTCCTTTGCTGTGCTATTGCATCCTCTTTTCCTTTAATAGTGTTCCAGAGCTCAGTATGGTCAAAGTAATACTTTACTCCGGCTTCCTTCAATCTCATGGTTACTCCGTAGAGCGTTACTCCCTGCTTTGCTTCATCACCGTAGCGAGCAATTTCATCCACTGTTAATTGTCGTGCTCTTACTTTCACCTTGTCAATGACTTGCGAAAGGAATTCCAGTTGAGCAAGAATGCTCATGGGGTCATCAATTCCTTCTTCCATCTTCTCGATGAACGTGTTACTTAATGCTTCAAGCCTGCTCTTGCTGAACTCTCCGCTCGTGATATCAATGACATCACTGTAGGTTATTGGTTGTGTATTCATATTGTTTTTTATTGCAAATGATTCTTTGTGAAATAATGGTTTGCTGTGACATAGAATGTAGGTACTCCATTGGTGTACCGGGTACCATCTGTGAAGCCCCAGCGGTAAGCCTGCTCCAAGTGTTGACGTTCTACTTCCAGTAATTCAATCAGCTCTACGTATAGTGCTGAGAGGTCTTTGTCCTGCTTCCCTATTTCCTCCCGGACGAGTTGCATGGCTCTGTTGATTGCTGTTCTTTCCATGTATTGTGTTTTTTCTTTTTTTATTTTTTGACTTTCGAAGTGGATATGTCTGGCTACTTCCTCCCAGCTTTGCGCCTTATCTATTAAGCAGGATGACTGTACACAAATGAATTTAGAGTTCTCGGGTCTTGTTTTCATGCACGTGGTATTTTGCTGTTTTCATTGCTTCGTTTAATTCCGTTATCAATCCGGACTTCTTCCAGTGCTCTAAATACCAAAGTAGGTCCGGGTACTCTTTTGAGCAAATTGCTTCCAAGAGCAATTCCAAGTTCACAGATTGATTGATTGAAAGCATCAAGGTGTAAGGCTTGCAGATGATATCTCCTCCAGAGCTGGAAAGCGTAACGTCCTTGCTTTTGTAAGTTTGTGTGTGTGACATATTTTTAAGGTATTAAATTGTTTCAAGAATGTAGGTCCTCAGTAATACAATCAAGCAAGTGCTGGTGTAAGTCCTTTGCGTAGAAAGTTACCAAATCGTAGACATCAACATCACCTATGAAGATTCCCATTATCTCCACCTCCAGAGAAGGAGGGAGCCCATGTCCATCCCCATCATGTAAGTACCCAGCTTCAAAAGTAACTTCGTACTCAACATCAACTACAACGTCTGCTACATGTATCTGTTTTGATTCGTAACGTGCTCCCATGTTTTTAGTTATTAAGGTTTGACATAAATTCTTCCGCTTCCTCGTAGCTGTCAAAGAAGTATTCTTCTCCGTCATTGAAATCTGTTACCAAGAATTCAACATCCCTTCCCAGCATGGAGCAGATTGATAAAGTGCTCTCCAGAGCAATGTACGTGTAACCAGAATTACAGTTGAAACCTACTTCAAGAATTTCCTCTCTGGAGCAGACGTCAGCGTATGCTTGGAAACACTTTGAAAGACCTTGCGCTTCACAGAAAGCGACTGAGCCATTTAGACCGTGAATAATTAAGTTGTTTGACATTTGTGTGTGTTTTTATGGTTTATTATTTTACTTTGAAATTTACCTGCTTAAAACTACTCTCCCTGCTCTTGGAATGAAGCATTGCAGTAGGCTAATGAATCAAGAATAAGTTTGTGAGTTAATTCTCCATTCATGAATACATGGGCTCCGGTGGTTTCTCCTCCGGGAATTTGTACCGGTCCTTCAATTACTGTTGCTCCATCTGCTAAGTGGTCTTCCATCTGCTGGATGAACGCTTCTTGTGTTCTGAAAAAAATTGTTTTCATGCTTTTATTTTTTACTTGTTTTTATTAGTGTGTTCCCATCAAGGTCAAAGCGGTATCAATTACTATTTTCCCATTATCAAAGCTCAATACCTTTGATACGTTTATAGAAACTATATTGTAGAATTCGCAATACCCAAAGTTCAAGTAGTCCAAGCACTCGGAATTCTTTAATGACTTTCCGAAAACTCTATTCCCAACATTGCTCTTTTGTAAGAATGCCATGCTGTTACGCTCAACTATGTGTTTCATCCTTCCAGAGTAAACCATATTCTCGTTATAGTTCCACTTTCTTCCGATTGCAATTTGCTCACCTTGGAATTGTAACGCTAAAGCCATGGATAAATTCTGTACTTCTGCTGGGGTCAATTTATTCTTTTTCATGTTCGTGTGTGTTTTTTATGTTTATTTTTTAAGCTGTTGCAGGACCTAATACGATAGTCATTTCTTGACCTTGCTCACATGAAATGCTTTCTCCTTTAGAAACAAGCACACGACCATTTTCTCCGAAAACAAAACTTGTGTAGGTAGTCTTGATACCTCTGGTAGTAAAGCTGTAAGAACTTACTTTCAAGATGGTACCGTTTTTTACTTCTCCAGCTTTGTTCTTATACTGGACTCTGTATCCCTTTCTTAAACCGTGATTGTGTCTTGTTTTCATTTGTGTGTGTGTTTTTAATTATGAAGCAAACCTACAACCTTTCTTTTCGCCAGACAAGTTTTTTTTTCGTTTTCTTTCAATTATTTTCACTTTTCCACTGTTTAGTGGTGTTCCAAAAGCAACTTTTTTCTACATTTGAATAAGATAAAACATGAAAACCATGCTTTCCGGGGAAGCCCTCATACAATACCACGTAATAAAGTACGTGAAATATGCTCACCCGGAGGTCCTTTATTGCGCCAGTGCTGGAGGAATGAGAACCGGTTTCAAGCAGGCTGTGAAAATGAAAGCCACTGGATACGTAAAGGGATTTCCAGACATGATGTTCTTGGAGCAGAGAGGAAAGTACGCTGGGCTGTTTATTGAATTAAAGAAGGAGAAAGGAATACTAAGCAAGGAACAGAAGCAGTGGCTGAAGGAATTGAATGAGCGAGGGTATTACGCATGCTGTTGCTATGGATTCGAAAAAGCAAAAGAGGTCATTGACAATTACATGAGTGGAAAAATACAGTGACGAAATAAAAAAGCATTACACTCAATGGTATGCTATTGCCTTTGCTCTAACGAACAACAGAGAGCAGGCGACTGACCTCCTGCATGAAGTACTGCTACAAATATTCGGAGCTGGTGATAAGGAAATACACAATGTAAGAAACTACGTTTCTCATTCCATTGCTTTGAGCTGGAAGTCAGCCCGGAGCAATTACCACTACAAGTACACAAAGGTGAGTAGGACATTTGTAGAATTAAGGAATGAGCATGAGCCCAGTGCTGATGTAGATTATTCAAGCAGGGTATTAAATGAATACCTTGATTTTTGTATTTCACGCTTACCGGAATTTGAGCGTGAAGTATTTTACCTTTACGCTTTGAATGACTTTAGTTACCAGAAGCTATCTGATGAAACCGGGATACCTAAGAAGGTGCTCCAAAGAGCAGTAGCAAGGGCAAAAGAAAAACTTAATACCTCAATAAATTATGATAAGATACGAAAGCATTATCAATAAGAGAATGGAAACGTGCAGAGCATGTCCAATCTTTAACACTACTTTCAACAGTTGTGGAAAGCCAATCTTACAGAAGCTCCTCAACGTATTCAATGACCCGGTGGTATTGGATGGAAAAGAGTTTCGCCCTTGTGGATGCCACATGCCCACAAAGAGTCGCTTTACTTTATTCGATTGTCCTGCTGGTAAGTGGGAGCCAATAGTAGAGCGTTCTTTGAAAAACGATTTGCTCAATATAGCAAAGACCATAAAGCAGAAAGGAACAGCAAGTGTTGAAGACAGAAGGAACTTGCAAGCCATTTACAATTCAGCAATGGGGACACAAGTTGATATCACCACAGTTGGATGCTCCCAGTGTGTGCGAAATATCTTGGATAGCATAGAACTGGAAATGAAAGATGCTGTTGAAAGCGTTGATGTACTTAAAGAGCAATCTGAGGATATCACTTTGCAAGACCTTATCGAACAGAAAATCAAGTTTGAAGAAACCGGAGAGAAGCCAAAGAAGAAACCGAGAACAAAAAAGAAAGCACAATGATATACTTACTCATTTACATGGCTCTGGTAGTTATTATCAGTGCTGTACTTATTAGTTTTGTAAGTAGCTGGAAGGATGTAATACCACCCAGAGAGTACGCTGGTATTGTATTCATGTCCTTGTTCTTCCCAGTGTTTATTCTTATGCTTGCTTACTATTATATTAAAGAAAGATTACAAGAGTAAAGTTTTCTTTTCATAGGTGTGGGTAATTCAATTTTGACTTTAGGAGCACCGTAGGTATTTTCGGTTTCTGTTTTGGGGAAGAAGACACCGGCGAAACAGTTTACGTGCTACCGGGGGATATACACACAGCACAGCGATGGCATAAAGGAACGAGTCGCACGATGTATAGTCGGACCAGATAACCGGCTTAAAGTAGGTTCCAAGTTTGTACACACTGGAGTGATACAAATAGTCCGCAGGGCGACCAACTCATTCTTTGAATGATAAGCGCATAGGATTGGATGACCACTGGTGACGAGCCAGCATGGGATATCCTCATTCAGTCCTTAAAGCTCCCAATCTATTCCATGAATAATAATTATTAGATACATTTGTAATATGAAACTAATTTCCAAAATTGAATACGTTGGCATCAACAAAGTCAAACCAAACGAAAACAATCCTCGTGTAATAAAAGACGGCAAGTACAAAGCTCTTGTAAAGTCAATTCAAGAATTACCAGACATGCTTGAAATGAGACCTATTATTGTAAATGCTGATTACGTTATTCTTGGAGGAAACATGCGCTGGAAAGCCTGCAAAGAAGCTGGCTTGAAAGAAGTTCCTATCATTATTGCACGTTGGTCTGAGGAGCAACAAAAAGAATTCACTATTAAAGATAATTTGTCATTCGGTGAGTGGGATTGGGAAATGATTGCTAACGAGTGGGACAGTACCCAGCTTGAAGCGTGGGGAATGGATATCTGGAAGCAGGCTGATGACATTAACTTAGATGACTTCTTTGAGGAGGAAGCAAAAGAGAAAGCGGAAGCAGGAACCAAGATTACTCTGGACTATACTGAGGAGGAGTACAATCAAGTTGTGGAAGCATTTGCAAAGATTGGAGGAAGCAGAGAGAATATTGTTTTCAATTTGCTAATTAAAGCAACACAAATAAAAGCAGAACAATGAAGACACAAGTCATTATCCAGTTTGATGTAGAGGGCTTCCATTGCTGGGAGAACGCAATAGAGGAAGTTCAATTCTTAAAGCATGAGCACCGGCATACATTTACTATCCGTTGCGGATATGAGGTGGATGAACTGGATAGAGAGCGTGAAATCTTTGTTGAAAGACATTACGTGAAATCGTTTTTAGAGGGGCAATACTTAAAGATAACTCCAGTAGGTGATGTATTGCACTTTGGAGGTATGTCATGCGAAATGATAGCGAAAGCAATCATGCAGGACCAAGGACCAGAGATGCGCTGGTGTGAAGTATGGGAGGAGAAAACCGGAGGTGCAAGAGTTGAAAGATGATAGTACCTAATCAATCCAATATCAAAGTCCATTTTGCCGGCTTGGAAAATGAGGACTTTGCAGAGGTGCTTCATGTTTGTGGTGGTATTAAGTATTCTCTTTTTTCATCATTCTACTTTCTTGCTCATAAGTTGAACATAAAAGCATTGAAGATGAAAACATGTACTCCCAATTCAATCAAGTACTTGAATAATACCAGCAATCATTCTATCATGGACTCTGGCTTATTCACTTTGATGTTCGGAGCGCATGCAGGACAAAGAACAGAGAAGGAGATTGAAATCTGGTATAATGCTCTTGTGGAACTTGTTCTGGAACATGATATCAAATCAACTTGTGTGGAGGTGGATTGTCAAAAAGTACTTGGAGTGGAAAAAGCATGGGAGTACCGGGAGCGCATGAAGAAAGACCTTCCCAACACCAGACAGATAAACGTGTTCCATAAAGAGGACGGACAGAAGGGACTTGACCGTATGATAGAATTCTCGGACTACATTGCTATCTCTGTTCCAGAACTCAGAAGCATGGGACAAAAAAACTACACGGAGAAAATTGCTCACTACATAAAGAATAAAAAGCCTTCCATTGATATCCACTTGCTTGGCTGTACGGAAGTTAAATTGCTCCACAACTTGAATTTCTGTACCAGCTCTGACAGTACCAGTTGGCAACAAGTAAACCGGTACGGTGTTCTAAAGTTCAACGATGGAAATAAAACTTATACAGCAAAGAATTCCAATATCAATATCAACGCTTTGAAAACCAGATACTTGCGTGACATAGAACGTATTGTATCAAAGTGGGGAGAGGTAACAGAGAAGCGGATTGATTACTATTCCAAGTACGCTCTGGCTGGAGAGCTACTTAAAAAGCAATATACAATTCACGCTGGGAATCAAGATTAAAAAAAAATACAAAGCAATGGTAATACAAAAGAAGTATCACTTTTATGGTGCTCACCGCAATCACGCTGGTGGTGTTAAGTGTGGTCGTATTCACGGACATACTTACAGAGTAGTTTGTAAATTCAAATTTACTACCATCAACGAAAGTGGAGTGACTTGTTTATTCAGCGACATTGATAAGTTGGTTGAGCCCATTATCAAAGAGCACTGTCATTGGTTCCTCATTTATGAGAAAGACCCACTTGTGGAAATTCTGGAGCTGGCGAATGAACCAATTAAGAAGCTCCCCTTTGAAACCTCAGCAGAGAATCTTGCTGTGTGGTTATTCACAAGAATAAAAAATGAAACGCAATTACCAATCTTCCAGATTGAGTTGCAAGAAACAGAATCATCAACAGTAGTATACAATGCTTAAAGTAAGTGAAATATTTTACTCCCTTCAAGGAGAGGGAGCCAGAGCTGGAGTAGCAACCGTTTTTATACGTTTGCAGGGCTGTAAAGCAAAGCACGCATGCTTTTCAATGGGTATTAAGTGCGACACCGAATTTGAAAGCGGTAAAGAGTATTCATTGGAGGACATTATCCAGTGGCTGAACAAGTTTGCTCCAAAGTGCAAAGAGATAACTTGGACCGGTGGAGAACCACTTGACCAGCTTACGGAAGAAATTATTGCTTTCTTTAGCAATCGTGGATACTACCAAGCAGTGGAAACAAGTGGCTTGCATCCTGCTCCAAAGGGAATTGATTTCATTTGCGTGTCTCCCAAAGTAGCGGAGCATGTAGTGAAGAAGAACTTCCCGGATGGTGTAACGGAATTGCGTTACGTCCGTCATGCAGGACAAGATATCCCACAGCCACAAGTTCCTGCTCAACACCTCTGGCTATCTCCTCACAGCAATGGGAAGGAACTGGATGGAGATAATCTTCAACACTGTATTCAACTTTGCTTGGAGAATCCGGCTTGGAGATTAAGCATACAGCAACACAAAATCTGGAACGTATTATGAATAAGCAGAAAGTGTATCTTGATTGGGAGTGGGTAAAAGTTCTCACAAATCATCTCAAAGTAGAAGCGGAAACAATTCTTGGAAGAACCAATTTGAAGTACTATGGAGTTCCACGTGGAGGGTGTTATATCTCAGCAATGCTCAATCCAGTTAATACCCCAGAAGAAGCCGATGTAATTGTGGATGATATTATTGACAGCGGTAGTACTGCTATCCGTTACACAAAGGAATACGGAAAGCCATTCTTAGCAATAGTCAATCCCACTAACAGAATGGAGGACTGGGGATGGATTGTATTTCCATGGGAAGTAAAAGACGAACCGGTGGAAGATAACTTCAAACGTATCCTTCAATACTTTGGAGAGGATACAGAAAGGGAAGGACTGAAGGAAACACCAAAGCGGTATATCAAATTCCTTACAGAGTTCCTTGCTCCAAAAGATTTCAACTTCACTGCTTTCGATTCGGAAGGAACAGACGAGATGATAGTACAGAGCAATATTCCTTTCTATTCCCTTTGTGAGCACCACACTGCTCCATTCTTTGGAACAGCCACTGTGGCTTACATACCAGATAAGAAAATTGTGGGCTTAAGTAAGTTGGCAAGAACTGTTGACCTCTATGCTAACCGCTTCCAGAATCAAGAACGTATCACCACACAAATTGCAGAACGCTTGATGCATGAACTTAATCCAAAGGGAGTAGCAGTTTCTTTGAAAGCACAGCACTTATGCATGGCAATGAGAGGAGTAAAGAAGCATGATACTTGGACTACCACAAGCAAGATGACCGGGATATTCAAAGAGGATGAAAAAGCAAGAAATGAATTCCTACGTTTAATCCACTAACAAAGCACCATGACAAAGACGACAAAATCCAACACTATAAAAAAGAAGAAACCAGTTGAAGAAACTTCCAGCACTGGAACCGAGTTGCGAAAGAAAGCAATGGTGGATGCTCTGGAGAAATCTCTTGGTGTAGTTACAATGGCATGTCGCTCTGTTGGTATTGACCGCACTACTCATTACGCTTGGATGAAGGAGGACCCGGAATACAAAAGCAAGGTAGAGGAATTGAAGAACGTAGCTCTGGACTTTGCGGAAAGCCAGCTCCACCAGAAGATAAAGAACAATGATACGAGCGCAATTATCTTCTTCTTAAAGACACAAGGTAAAGGAAGGGGATATGTAGAGAAGCAGGAGTTCGAAGTTAAGGACCCAATCACAATTCAGATATCTCCAAAAATATGAAACCGGAAGCGGAACAATTTGCTATAAAAGTACATCAAGACGTATTCAAGGAATTCAAAGTGTACATGGGTAATAAGAAGCCAGAGCTGGACAAGTATTACTCTAACATGATAAAGAAGCAAGTGCTAATTGTCATGAAGCATGTTGAAGGAATTTATCCATACGAGTCCAGAAGTGCTGAGTTCATGCGTGAAGTACAACGTAACCTATCAAAGATATGAAAGCAAAGGATATCAACATTTCATTGTACGGTGACTACACCAGATACAATGTAGGTCAGTATATTGACTACATGGCGAACAGTGGGAGTGACTTGAATAGAGTGATGGCTCTTACTGGCTTAAAAAGAGAGGAAGCTGTTAAGCTATCTCCCGGACAGATGCAAACTTTGATTGACTTCTTTGAAGCAGTCATTCAAAATCCAGTTGCTTCTTTCAAGCAAAAGTGGAAGCATGAGAACGTGGTATACGGCTTTCATCCCTTTCTGGATGGCTTGTCATTTGCGGAGTGGCTTGACCTTAATGCTTTGATGAAGGACTTCCCTCGTACATTGGATAAGGTGCTTGCTATCTTGTATCGTCCTATAAAAGCAGAGCTGTATGACAAGTATGAAATTGAGGAGTACGATGCTTCCGTAATCCCCAGCAGGAGCAAGGTATTTCGCTCTATGCCATTACATCACGCAAATGCTTGCATGCTTTTTTTTTCGATTATCAAAAAAAGATTGCTGATTCATTTCCAAGAGCTTTCGGAGCAACAAACGATAGAGCAGATGGAAACAGCAATGATGATGATGAAGGAGGAGCTGGAGAAGTTGCAGAACTAAATTCGATGTACGGATGGTTCCATGTTCTGGAGGAAATAACAGAAAGGGATATCACTAAATTCAAATCGGTTCTAAGCTCCCCAGCTTCAACTGTATTCGCACACATTAGCTATCGCACGGACTACAAGGCGATAAAAGGAAATAAGAATCCAATCGTTTAATTCTACATACAAGTATGCCGACACTTAATCACACGTACAATGTAATTATCTCCCAACTTAAAAAGTTTGCGGACTACCATATTCAAATAAAAAGTTTTTCACATGGTGACCTTCCTTCTTTTGATAGGTTGAAGGAAACGGAATTTGTAAGCATGCATGTAGTACCAAGGACCTTTCAAGTGGATAAGGGAAGCATCACTTACAATCTTGATGTATTCTTTTATGACTTACCACTGGAGAAAGAACACTCGTATGACTACATTAAAGAGGTAATAAGTGATACAACTCAAATTGCTACGGACTTGGTAAGCACTATTGCGAATGATGACTTTTTTGGGGATGATGTTTTAGTGGGACTTCCTGCTACCATAGAGCCAATGATAACGGAATTCCCAGATGTGCTCACCGGAGTGATGTTGAGCTTGTCAATTACTACGGACTTATCATTGGACTTCTGCTTGGTACCTCTGGACTAACATGGCAAAGGAAAGCAAGTATAAAGAATTCCATGCTTTGATTGAAGAATTCGGTCAAGAGGTAGTGGATAATGCTATGCGAAATCTGGGTGTTTATAGAACAATAAACGGAAAGAGAAGGAGAGCAGTAGCAACAGATACCCTACGTAAGTCATTAAGCTATGCTTACAGCAAGAGAACCGGGAAGCTGGAGTTCTATGCGAAGGGAGAAGCAGGGAATTATTCTGACTTTGTGGAGCAGGGAGTAAACGGAAGGAACGAAGGACATGGCTCTCCATACTCATTCAATAAGCCCGGTATTCCTATTCAAGTTGTCTTGGACTGGATGGCTGTGAAACGTATTCCAATCCGGGATATGAATGGGAAAATAATTAAAGCAACAGAAGAAGAACGGTTACATGTAGCACGTTTAATATCACGCTCCATAGCAAGCAGAGGTATCACCCCTCTGTTCTACTGGAGGGATGCTTACAATGACCAAGTGGATATCTTCCAACCTAAATTTGTGGAAGCAGTTCGGAGAGATATTGAGGTGTACTTAAATGACACCGTAAAAAAGAATTTAGAAAGCGCAAACTAAAAGCAATGATAACGACAACGATATACGGATTGACTGGAGTAGGTAACACAGAATACACCGGGATGGTAATGTCACGCAATGACGTTGTGATAACAGCCAGCTCCAGCGACTACGCAGAGCCTAATTTCAAGTACATATTCAAAGTTGATAACTACGCTACCGGGCAGACACTTAAATTCTATCAAGAGCAGAACTTAGCAAACTGCGCTTCCTTCAACTTGAAAGGAATAATGATGAATGTCATACAAGAAGGTATCACGCATCCAACTTTTACCAACCTTGATGTAATTACTACCACACAAGAATTTGTTTACGATAATATTTTTACCAATCGTATTCGAGTACAAGTATTCGCTGGATGGGACATTGCTGGTGTGTTTACTGAGGATACTGAATTTAAGCAGTATGACTTGATGGTGCTTGATGGAGAAGGAGATGACTGCTACATTACTCTTGGAACACTTGACAATCCAATAGCAGGAGCGCAAGTAGAGAAGAATGAAAACAGAACCGGCTTCAATAGAGGAACGTACAATCAAGATTTCAAAGACATACGTTTGACGTTAAGAGAGCAGGGGAATATTACTTGGTTCATGGTACCAAGAAGAAGGAGATGGAATGGAGCACCCACTTATCATGATTGGGAATTCCACAATTCAAGCCACTACCGGAGTCTTGTTTTTATTGCGGATGATGGAACTTTCTTACACAATGACTATCCGTACAGACAGATAGGATATTTTCAAATAAGGTTTTACGATTACAATAGCATGCCGATTGGAAGTATAGCGCAAGTTCCATTTCAAATTTCTCCGGGAGCATTATTCGTTCTTCCAACCGGACTCCAGAACATGGAAGAAAGCGGTCTGCTTGCTTCTGCCGGGATAACGGATACCACCCTTGTAAAATTCTGGGTAATATTTTTTCTTGACCAAGCAGGGGAAAACAATATTTTTTCTCCATACGGTTACTACATTGAAGATGAATGTAAGCACAATGAAATAAGTTTGACATGGCTGAACCGGTTTGGTGGCTTTGAGTCTATGGGATTTGTAAAGCGGAATGAGCGTACTCTTTCAACAGAGAAGAAGCGTGTAATGAATATCGAAGGCAATTACGCAAACGCTACTCCAGAAACTTTTGACATTGGATATACAAGCAGAACAATGAAGGAGAAGGAGCCAATAAAGACCCACACAATGACGTTGAATACTGGCTGGATAAACGAAGAAGAATTCAGAAGATTGAAATACTTGGTAAGCAGTCGTTCCGTATGGATGGAGGATTCTAATTTCGATGGAGGTAAAATTCTTCCGGTGCTCGTTGAAACAACTTCCTTCACTTCCAAGAGAGAGCGTAGCAATAAAAAATACAATGCTACTGTTGAGGTGAGGATGGCTTATAGCAACCGCAATCTTGATTTATTCAACACACGTAGTGAAGGAGAGTTCAGTAAGATGAATCTTGCTCCTGCTCCAGACCCTTGCGAACAAGTGACTGGGTATGCTATTGCACATTCTGGGAATAGTGGGCTGGTACCAGATTACATGACAGCACCAATTTCAATACATGCAACAGACGTAGTGGGTCATCACCACATTGAACTGCGTATAGAATTTAATGATGGTACTTCAATGGAGATAGGTGAATACTATTGCGTGATGCTTACATGGGATAGCGTGATGCCGGTAGAGGAATTGAACAGTGCTGACTTAGGAAAGATAAGTGTTGGAAATGGAACAAGTGCTATTGATGTGTATTGGAGTGGCACAAATCCAGCCCTTTCAACCGGATGGAATTCTTGTTACAATTCACTTGGTGGCGCATGGGTGCGAATAGAATTACCAAACTTTATTACGAAGCAGAAATGGACTGGTGTGATGAATTTATACATTAAGAAAGTAATACCAGAATGTCCTTGTGGTGGATATTAAATTTGAAGCATGAAGTATATTACTCACATAAGAGTGTGGTCGCAGGATGGGAGCAAGCAATTTATTCTTGACCTCAAAGATGCTGAACCCATTTCATTGAACTTTTCTTTCACGGACATAAAGGACTTTGCTACAAAGAGTTCTTGGAGCAGGGAGTTTCGTATTCCTGCAACAGAAACAAATGCTGAAGTGTTCGGTCACATGCATGAGTCAAACGTAGTTGAATCCGGCTTTAATCCAAAGAAAAAGCTACGAGCACAAGTGCTTGTGGAAAGCATTCCAATCATGTCCGGTCACATGCAATTCAAAGCAAGCTACAAACAGCAGGGACAAGATATAGAGTATCAAATTATTTTCTTCGGTGATGTATTGGACTTCCTAAAGAAGATTGGAGATAAAGATTTCAAAGATACTATTGGACCAGCATTACAAATTGATTATCCTCTTATCATGAGCTTCGGTCAATTAGGAGCGTGGCAAAATGAAACGATACAAGTAGGCTTGACCGATAGAGGCAATCGGTGGGTAGGTATGGTGG